CTATAGCAGAACCTACCCCTGTTAAGGGGGCTAATATGCGGTTAAACACACCAACCTTGGGCTGGCTTTGCTTACCATACTGAAGTAATAACTTTTCTAATAGCTCGTCGTTTGTGGAGCTACGTGATAAATCTACTATTCTCATATCCTAGTCCTATTGATTAAAATAACCTAGGGTCTCATTCCTTCTCCACTTATCAGGGTTAAAGATATTCTTAACTCTAAAGATTTCCTTACCCGAACCCTCGAGTTGGTCATAGTAATCTATCTGCTCGTCCGAAGCGTTTGCTAAGAAGTTGTACCACTCAAGCATATCTCTGTCTACTGCCCCAGTTTGACCCATTTCCTGTAATGTGTTCAAAGCGTTCTGTCTTACCATATCATAGTAACCATACTGGTCTATTGTTGGGGAAGCTGCCTCGTTGTATCCTGGCACTTGGCCCCTAAAGATACTGTCTAAAATTGCCAAACCCCTTTGTTGTGCACCAGGGTCTTCTGAACTCATAAGGCTTAAGGCTACTGATGAAAGTAGCTCATTCTGTCCTAGCTCCATCTGGTTCTGCGTGTACCCAAGTTGCTGTTGATTTGCTGGGTTCTGGTAATCTAAGTATTGTCCCAACATTTGCTGTTGAAACTGTGGGTTTGCTTGGTTGGTGTTTATAAGTTCTCTTAGATAGGAACCATAATCACTACCTCCCATTCCACCCCCGTATCCTCCCATTCCTGAACCTCCCATTCCTGAATACTGAGGAACTGTTTGGGCTAGGTAAGGCTGTGCCTCTGCTGTCTGTGCCCATTGTTGTATTTGTGGTGATAATGCCATTTTACAATCCTCTAAAATTATTTACATATTTATTAAACCCTGTTGATGGGGTACTCGCTGGTGTTGCTGAATTAGAATATCCTGATAAAGGTATTGGGCTAGAGTATGCTCCCGTACTAGCACTACTATTCTGCCTATCCCGCGCCTCGTTAGCACCCTTATTCCAAACTTCCTCATTCCACTTTCTATAAGCATCCATTATGGCTTGCTCACTAAGTGTTTCTGGGGTGTTGTCTGGTATAACTATACCTGGTGTTCCACCACTCCCCATTCTAGCTAGTCTAGCTCTCTCTAACGCCATCTGTTCTTCCCACCTTCTCTTCTCTTCCTCTGCCTGTTGCTGTGCCCACCATCTATCATAAGCACTCTGTGCTCCTGCGTAGCCTTGTTGCCACTGTCTGTATGCACTACCTATAAGGTCTTCCATACCTGCTCGCCTTATATCAAAAGCGTCCCTCGCCACCTGTGCAGTGGTGCTTAGGTTTGCTACATCTCCTGTAGCTCTCTGTAATAACGCTGTTGGAGATAGGTCTGTTGCACCAGTTCCTCCTCCATATCCACTAAACGCATTATAAAAACCTGGCAATTGTTCGTTCTCATACATACGAACCTGGTCTATTTCTGATTCAAGACCACCATAAGCATCAGTGATAGCTTTCCTAATGTTCTCCTCAGCGTTTGTGTCCTGCTCGTATATGCGAAGCTGCTCTTCTGGACTCATAATAATATTAAATCAAAAATTAACTAATAGGCGTTGGCATTCCATACATTGCTGAAGGTGCCGAATACCCGCCATATTTAAATAAATCTGTCATCTGAAACGGTGATGTGTAGCTGTACTGTGTCTCTGGTTTATAAGTTTCCTGATTATAGGTGCTTGGTAATTCTATTCCGTATGCATCTAATTGGAAATCAGTAGGGTTCTTGGCTGTAGTATAGTTCTTTAACTGCTGTCCATACCAGTCGGCGTATTGTTTCTTCTGTTGTTGTACATACTGGTCCACTGCTGTCTTTCTAGCCCTCTCTAAACTGTTTATATAGGCCTGTCTGTCAGCCTGCATCCTCCCCGACATATAACCACCGCCTGCTGCGAAGCTCCTGTCATAATCTATTACCCCAGACACCGCTTGTCTCAATTGGTCAGGGTTTATTCTCTCCTCACCAAATGCTTGGAACATAGCCGTTGGAGTTAACTCCTCTAGTGTTCCATACTTCTTGTAAAAGGACTCTTTATCTCCTCCCTTTACCGCAGCTGCAGTTGTCTTTCCTGTCTCTGTTGATGGCAAGTCTTTGGTTGTTGTGGTAGTTGTTGTTGAACTCGCTGAAGAAGTCGTTGTACCCCCTGAGGATGGGCTGTTGTAACTAAGTTTCCACCCTGGTCTAATATAATTAGGGTTACTACCTATTACCTTTCTATTCTGTTCATAAAGTGCTGGCCATCCGCCCTTAATTCCTAGCTTCTTGGCTATTTTACTTAAAGAATCTCCTCCTCTTACTATATAAGTTGCCATTATCGTATTCTCTTATAAAACTTATTAATGCTTTCCCTTGTTGGTTTAACAACTTTAACCCCCTTAGCTGTTTTAGTCTGGTCCTGTATAAAGAACGATTTAACCTTGGTGTTAAACTTTCCCTCTAAATAAGCAGCCTGGTCATACTCACCCATCTTTTCCAGGGCTGGTATTGAAGCTCCTATTACTATGTATTTGTGTAGTTCTTTAGGTAACTTTTGTGGTTCGTCTGTGTCTCCTGATAGCTCTGGTGGTCTCTCAATATACCACATTTGAAGTCCGTCTGTAACGGCTGTGTCTGGTATACAGTCCTCTGGAAACTCTATTGCTAATACATACTCCTCATTTACACTGTCGTATATCTGTCTTTCAAAGTACATAGGGGCACCTTCTGCTGCCTCTTCTCCTCCCTCTAAGTAAAATCTTTTTGGAGTGTTAGGGTAAGCGGTCTTATAGTAATCATCGTCTGAAGAATACTTTATGCCCACGCTTTCTACGGCAAGTAGGTCGGTAGCATCACCACCAAAAGTATATACTCCCTGGTCTTCCACTGTATCAACAGTAGCCTTGGTAGAGAATCTACCCTTATTTGCTAAGGCATACCACATATAGAGTTCTTCAAAGGTTTGGTTAATCCACCTATCTAACTCTGTCTCTGTTATAAACCCCTCAACAAAGGTATCCGTCTCATCGCTATATTGGTTTATCTTAGAACCAACATCATTTCTGATTTCACTGAGTGTCATTTTATCTTAAACTAGCTTATTTTATATATTACTACATTTCGAGCTTTTTGTCAAGTCTCTTATACCGTTGCCACCTTCTGCCACTGCGTTCCGTCATAGAATACCATAGTATTATTAGTGCTGTCATACGCCTGTGTCCCTGCTACTATTGGAAGGACACTAGTACCATAATGTATTTTCATTTTAACGTGGTCTATATAAGCAGTGTCCGTGTCAAAATACCCCTTAACCACCACCTCTATTCCCGTAAGAATGTACGTACTTGTAATTGAGAACCCAAAATCCTCTAGAATATGGTAGGACGTTTTATCTGAACCTACCGTTACCATCATAGCAAAGCTTGTATCATCCACATCGTCTCCTGTCCACGTATACCCCCACAACTCCTCATCTTCGTCCCCAAAGGTAACCTCTCCGTTAGCTGCTGGCAGGGTTGCCTCTATTTCATTATGCCAGGTAGTTCCACCATCCTTGCTAAGCTTTATATATATACTATCGTCATTAGCTGGTGCTGTAGTATAGGTGCTGTTATCACTGTATGCATTTGTTGGGTTAGTAAAGGCGTAGTCCGTAGTGTCTGTAGCCGAATCGTAATCAGTACTGTAATTACTGGCACCGTCTAAAGACCAAATCCTATAGTAGTAGGTTGTCCCTGCGGTGAGTCCTGTATCATTGGTTGTGACACCCGAACCACTGTATACCCCTGTTCCATTTGTGGGTCCTGTTGGGTAAGAGCCAGTAGCTCTCCTAACAACCGTTGTGTCTGCACCTGTTCCTTTTGTCCATGTAAGTGTTGAGGTGGTCTTACCTGTTATCTCAATATCTAGTGAACTTGGTTCTGTTGGCTCTGAAGTAAACTCTACGTCACTACCGTATGCAGTACCATAAGCATTAATAGCATAGGCCCTACAGTGGTAGGTAGTAGCAGGCGTTAAACCTGTAGCATTAACCGTGTAAGAACCTGTTGTACCCGTAGTATCAAGTTTATTATCAGACGTGGTGGGGTTTGACGAAGTAGCATAAACCACACCCCTTTCTGTAACAGTACTCCCCCCTGTATCTGTAACATTACCACCAAGTGTGGCCGTCACATCAAGGAGGTTGGTTACTGAAGAGGTTGTTACTGTTGGGGCAGCCTTTAGTGTGGTAAAAGAAATCTGTCCACCATAACTAGTACCCTGACTGTTGGTAGCATATGCCCTTGCGTAGTAAGTAGTGTTCGCGCTTAGGCTTGTAAGATTACAAGAATAAGAACCTACACCACTACCGCTGGAAACCTTAGAACTTGAGGTGGTAGGTGTACCACTCGTGTTATAACATATACCCCTAGTAGTTACTGTTGCTCCGTGTGCACTGGTTACCTCACCTGATACTGTAGCAGAGAACTTGTCTAAATTACTAACTGAACCAGTTGTTACACTGGGTGGATTAGTATCCGTAGTCTGTGTTTTAACAGCACCGTAAGTTGTACCCGCTGCGTTAATGGCATAACTTCTAATATAATAAGTTACACCTGCAGAAAGACCCGTAATTGTGGACCCAAAACTACCTGTTCCAGAACCTACAACCTTTTTAGAGTCTCCTGTGTCAGGGGTTGTATCACTCGTAGAATAACAGAAACCTCTTTCTGACACACTCGCACCCATATCATTCCCCACACTTGAGGAGGCATAGAAGCTTGTCTCTCCAACACTGCTAGTAGTAGTAGCACCTAAACTTGCTGGGGGCCCATAGCCGTATACCTTAACAAGCATATTATCATAAGAACCATAATTAGTATGCCAAGAATAAGAACCACTATCGTAGTAGTAAAGAGATAAGCCACTACCTGTGGTACCATAACTACATTCAATAATATTACTTGAACTTGGACCAAACGGTCCCGCATTAACGTGATATGTACCACCTGGAGTTACGGTACAGTCCGAGAAGTTATAAGTATTCCAAGTGAGTGAGGTACTTAAACTATTAGTACTCACATTAATTCCTATAAGCTCTGTACCAGGTCTCCCACCAGAATTACTGTGAATACCCACCCTTTCCGTATACCCTGGAGAACCAACTCTTTTCTGGTATAACTGTACATAAGCAATCCTCGTATACCCAGAAGGTACAGTAAAGGACTGTGCAGATTTAACCGAAGACCCATAGAAGTAAAGGTCTGCTGTATAACTTGTATAACTGTATATTAAATTTGCCATCTTCTCTTATTAAATATTAACTATTACTACTTGGACTATTAAACCCTACCGTTGTTGGTGGTATTGGTAAACTGGCGAACGCATAACCTATGTTAGTTAGTGGTGACGTAAGCTCTATATTACCCTTTACCCTTAAGTACTCATCATCCCAAGATAGGTGATTACCACTAGGGTCACCAATACTGAATTTATATACACCGCCACTCTCTCCTAAGAAATACCCCGTGCCAGTCATAAAGTCTGTCATACCACCCTTGACACTACCACTAAACGTAGCCTCACCTGATGCTAGTATTTTTACGTTAGCATTGGCTAGGCTCTGGTTAGTAGTACAGGCGTATATACCAGTGTCATTCATTAACACACCATCACTGTCTGAGGTACCATCCCCTACAGTTTCTGACGTCCTAATAATTGAACTCGTTTGTAATTCAAATATAGTCTCTTTAATTATACCACTACTAAACTCTGGCGCACTGCCATCTGTTGGCAAATCAAAGGTCTTTCCCAATACAGAGTCATAACCCCTTAGCCCTGCCGTATCCATTATAACACCAGTACTACCTGCCGACACAGTCCTTGCAGTTGACAAAGTTCCTCCATACAACCTATCACTTTCTATGGTAAAGTCCCCTATAGTTCCACTAGTGGCTATTAGGTTACCCTGCATATCAACACTAAATGGTGCATCATCAAAATCCTCATCCCCTGCCCATATACCTGTTTCATCTGCAAAGAACGAATCGTCCCCATCTCCTATCTCTATAGTTCCACCAATAAGGTTACCATCATACACCGTTAAGCCCCACTCCCCTACGCCTATTTTACCCATGCGAACCTTTTCAGTGCCCCCGTTATCCTTTACACTAATCGTTCCTATAAAAGTACTCTGCCCTACCCTGTTCTCGAGTACTCCCTTTCCACCTGTAGCAGGGGCACCTGCTTTTGAAGCCACATCTAAAGAACCTATAACGGTATCATACATTCTATTTTCTATTGTAGGAAAAGTCGTCTTAATCGGCTTTCCTTTACTGTCGTATATTCCAGATACCATTATCCTGAAAAGTTCATATTATTATTCATGTACCTGTACTGTTGTGTATACCCTAATAGGGTCACATTGACTCCTGAGTCACTATTGCTAAACTCATAAGACAATGTCCTACCCCTTGTTCCTTTAAGGGCAGCTCTCTCTAACTGAAACTCTGTTCCTGCAACCCCATCTAGTTCTAATTTAGTATTGGTAGTACTCCCTATAATTTCCTCATAATTGTTAGTACCATTGGTAGCAATCTTAACCGTTAAGTATTTTTCTGACTCCCCCTCTGGCCTATATGTAGCCAAGAAATCACTGAAAACCTTTTCGTTCTCAGGCATATCAAAGTTAAAGTATTTTGTTCTTACAACCATCGTTATAGCGCTCCCGTCTGAGGTATAAGTATAGCCCTTTTGGAACACTGCCGCCTCATCCTTACTTCCCATCATTAACCTTAAGTTGCCGTCACTATTAACAAACCTGGTCATTAACCTTACTGGATAGTCTGTCAAAAAGTACCACACATCTCTATATGTATCATATACCAGCACTATATCTGACAACGCACCCGTGTCTCCTGGCATAGTACCTGCCATATCTCCTACATAAACCATATACTTACCCTCAAAGCTAACTGCTGGGTTGTCTCCCCAACTTCCCCCATCTATAAGTCTCCATAAAGAATTGGTGGCCCAGTTTACTATTGGTAGTGATATAAGTTCTGGAATATTTTCCCCATTAAACCTGTATACACCATCCCTGTTAATCCAATATAAAACTCCATTAATTTCCTGTATAGAATTATGGTCTGTACACCCTATACTTGCTATCTCTACAACCTCGGCATTCTGTGGGTTAAAGAGATACATAGACTCCTCCGTAAAGAATATAACCGTACCTTGGAATCCTGTTATACCTGTTATTGCATCATTAACCGTTATTATGTTGTTGGTTGTGGCGTATGTGTCATGGTCCTCCTCCGAAGGTACATAAAAGGTTTGTCCACCACCTGCGGTATAAACCACGTTGTTTGCACTGTGTACCCCAGAACAATTTGCAATATAGAGTTCTCCATTTACCACGGTCATATACTTTGCCAACACCTCTGAGCCTCCATTATCTATTTTAACGGAGGTCATTGAGTTACCATCCGTATACCACAATCCGTCCAGCTCGTTTATTATATAAGCCGTTCCATTTCTATTAACAGCCGAACTTTTTGTGTCTGCAGTAAACAAACTCCCGTCCCCCTCTAAATACAAAACCCTTTCAGAACCAGAGGTGGTGTCAGCATCTGCCTCACTGTCTGTGACCCAGTCGTTAAACTGAGTTATCTCTGTCCAAGAACCTGAGTCATACTTATAAATCTTACCATTAGATATTGCCAAAAGATTATGCTGTCCGTCCGAATCAACATAATCGTGCAGTAAATCAATAGCTCCCGAAGCGTCTAGGTCAGCACCAAGCTGAGTATACCCTCCGTCCTTACTAACAGAACCTATCTCGTCGTAAGATATATTTCTTAAATAAGTAAACTCGTTGTCGTTCATAAGAAAGGGGTTAGTAGATTGCTTCATACTACCCATAAGGTCGTACCTTCGCATCGTATATTTTTCTCTATTAAGGCTTTTTGCCATTAGTATTCATTAGTAAAATTATCTGTTGAATCAACCTCTTCATCCTCCTAGCCAGGACTCACAGTAGTTGTCTCCTTACTATATATTGTACCATATTCTACAGATTTGTCAACCCATTCCGTGCTGGTTTCTGTAGAGTTGTCTGATAGTTCACTAGCAACCGATGTTGTATTATCAGTCCACAAGGGGTATCCACCGAGGGTATAAATTCCCCTCTCATACCAGACAGAACCTTTTATGTATAAACCTCTTACCGAGTAACCTGTGTCTATTCCCTTTATGTATATACCTCTCTCAGAGTCCCCTAATATACGCCCCTCTATGTATAGGGTTCTCTCTGAATTTCCTGTACTCTGACCCTGTATATATAAGTTTCTTGTTGAACTACCCGTATCTATACCCCAGGCATATAGCTGTCTCTCTGAACTGGTACTAATCTTTCCCTCTAAGTATAAAGTCCTCTCACTATCCCCAGGAAGTCCACCCTGTAGGTATAACCCCCTCTCCGAATCTCCTAGTATCTTACCCTGTATATATATATTTCTCTCTAATTGAGATGTATTAGCTCCCCATATATATAGGCTCCTCTCAGAACTACCCTTATTAGAACCCCAAGTATATAAAGACCTCTCACTACTAGAAGTGAGTTTACCCTGTATGTATAAACCTCTCTCACTATTACCCGTATCAAAACCTTCTATATAGAGACCCCTCTCTCCTGTAACTGGCTGACCCTCTAAGTATAAGTGCCTCTCGGACAAAGAGGTCTTCTTTCCCCATATATATAACCCTCTTTCAGAGTCTTCACTAATCTTACCAGATATATATAATCCATGTTCGGAGCTGGTAGATATTTTACCCTGGATATATAACTTCCTCTCTAACTCACTATAAGCAACTCCTTTAGTATATAGCCCTCTCTCCAAAGTATCTTCTAACTTACCCTGGGTATAAAGGTTTCTCTCTGAGATTGCAGTATCTATGCCCTTAATATAAAGACCCCTCTCAGAGTTTCCTCCTCCCTCACCTTCTATATATAGACCTCTCTCACCCCAAGTTTGGCCTATTAAGTATAAACCCCTTTCTGATGATGCTGGTTTACCTGCAATATATATTCCTCTTTCAGAATTACTACCAATACACCCTTCTATATATATATTATGTTCCGAAGTATTTGAGCTTCGTCCTTGTATGTATAATAACCCCTCCGAACTGCTTGTATCAATTCCACTTAAATACAGACCCCTCTCTGAATTACTAGAAATCTGACCTTCCGTATAGAGTCCTCGCTCTGAGTTATTAGTTAATTGTCCTTGCATATATAGAGTTCTTTCCGAGTTGCTTGTATCAACACCCTTAATATATAGAGAACGTTCGCTAGTTACAGGTGACCCTTCTAAATATAAACTCATTTCGGAATTACTACTACTCTGCCCTTGTATATATAAACCCCTTTCCGAATCATCAGTATTACAACCCTCTATATAAAGACTTCGTTCACTATCTGCTTCAGTTCCACTTGCCGATTCTGTATAGGTGGCATAGATGGAGTGGATTTTATTAGTAGTATCAACCGTTGGGTCTGTAGGCGAAGAATAACTGTTCCCTGTATCTTTGAATCCATCACCATATGAGCCCGTATCATACCAAACTTCAGTTTGCTGGTAACCATCACGAATCCAACAAATATAATAGTCTGTCGCACTAATAGATGGGTTTGTAGTATACGGTAAATCATTCCAACTTGGTCCACCATACCCGAAATTAGCAACATCACCAATACCGTCTGAAATTATTTCGTGGCTAGAGTTCAATATAATTGGCTTCCAACTAGTATCTGATGGTCCAGGTGCCAAATATACTGAAACCTTGTCTACTGTTCCACTATTAGCTGATGTGCCCTCTGACCCCCTCATAACATCTTCTCCATCACTACCGTCATAACTCCCCCCTTCACTTGTATATCCAAAGGTAGGGTCAACCAATATAGGATAGATAGCAGTATCTAAAAACTTCTGGTCAATAGTTACAGTTAAAATACCCTTATCTTCGTCTATATTTAACTCACCCCACACCTCTTTACCTTCTGCATCTGTTACTTTGGGTCTGTATATATGACAAAACTTACCTGTCTTATATTCAACATCAGGATAATTCCCTTGTTTCTCTGTGTAATATACAGCGTAAGAACCAACCACATTTTCTGGTCTACACTTCCTCTTTGCCTCTTCAATAGATATTTTTTCTCTTTTAACAATCTCCTCTACTTCACTATCTTCTAATTCTGGCTGATAGAAAAAGTCCAACCCATTTGTTTCAACAGAAAACTCTACTACATTACTAACAGGTTTTTCTTTTAAAACAACCTCTATCTCAAGTCCACCATCCTCTGCTACCTCTGGCTTCTCGTAAATATGAACTTCTTTGTCAGGTTTAACCCATTTAAGAATACCACCTTCTGACTTAACTTCTGGGTCTGTATCGTCATCTTTATACCTAACTGACAGATTAACCTCATTATTCCAACGCATAATCTTCGCTTGAGGATATATTTTTGAGGAGTCTTTACTATCTCCTAACTCTACTTCTATCTTATCTTTAGGGTTGTTTTTAACAACTTTATATAAGGACTGAGAGTCCTCTTTTAATTTAAAGTCTTTAATTGATATCTTAGCTCCCTGCTGTTTCTTTTCTGCCACCTTTATTCTGAACCAAATTTACCCAACACTTGTCTGGGTCTAATTCACTGACCCATAATTGTGCCTTGTAATCCTCAAAAATAGCTTCAGCAACTGCATAGTGCTCTACTAAAGTCTCTCCTGCTAAACCCTCCATAGCAACCCACCTAAAGAATTTAAACCCCTTAGGAGCTTCTCCTTTAAACTTAGGACTTGCGTTGGGTAAGTGATAGTGTCTGTTACCTACCTCTGTCTTAGAGTAAAGCGACATAGACCTAATCTCTAGGTCTTTATCTTGAATATATTTTTGGAGTTTGTGCCAGGGAGAATCCTCCCCATCAACTTTAAGAAGTATTCCTTCTCCTTCTATTAAATTGTCTCCGTTAGATAAACCAACAGCGAAATGTACCTTGTTCTCTGGTAATGTCATAACCTCTCCCCAGATGTTATAAATTAAATTCTATTTTATTGGTAAGTAAACTCTACTCTTACCTTGTTAGCACTCTTAACCCCTACACTAGAAGGACTTGCACTAAGACCTATATAGAAGTAGTGGTCTGTTGCAGGTGTATCGCTGTCAGTTACTGACAGTGCATTCCCTGAGCCGTGTATCTGTGTCCAAGCTGAGTCTCCACTCTCAAATGCCTGAACCGTCATTCCTGAGGGTGCATTGGTTGTGGTAGAACCATCATAAGCATAAAAACTTATGTCAGTTACTGTAATACTTGAAGACTCACTTACCGTGAGCTTAAGTGTACACTCACCATCTGTGATTGAAGTCAAAGACTCCGTACCATCTCCCCAGTCTCCTGTACCACTAGCAATATATTTTACATTGTTAGGAGTATTACCGTCAGAGTCGTCAGCACCACCTGAGCTTCTTACGTGTGTTCCGTCATTATAGGAACTCACTGTTATTGGGTTGTCAAAGGTTCCATCAGAGAACTGAATCAAATCAGTTGCCTCTATGGTTGTGTCTGCCGTACCTTGTAATTCCCAAGTTTGTGTTAAAGCCATTATTGTATATTAATTAACTTATTTATTATCGTCTTCATAATCTATTATTAACCAAGCACTGTGTGTTCCATCAGTAGCCTCTGTTACCTTAACCTGTATTACTTCAAATATGTCCTTAGGACTCATTGAAAGAAAGTCAACTCCGTCTGCACTAAGCACCAACTCATCGACCGACGTGTCGTACTGAACATTCGTGTGTGTAACATTGGAGTCCCACCTCTTGTAATCAGCCAGGTCAGTACCTACACCCACCTGAGCGGTGAACGTAGAACTTCCAGAGCTATGGTCAGCTCTCTTACATAAGAGAGTGACCCTTTTAGCTCCTAGAATATTAACAGGATTTGCTGTGGTTGTTGCAGTTACTTCGTCTAAAACTTTTATAACTTTTCTCATTGTATTCTATTTATATCTTAAATCCTGTCTTATAACGTATGTACTCTATATGTAATAAATACGTCTAGTGTACCTGCTGCTGTACCTGGTTGCGTTAAAGCTGTACCGTGTAGGTTAAGCGTAGAGTTAGCAGTTAATGCTACATCTGCGTCACCTAAAGCGGTAACTTGAGCTATCTTATCTCCAGAGGCCTCTAAGAGGTCTGCCCCAGCGATTGCTGGACTTACTGTAGTTGTACCCAATTGAATTACGTTATCATCACCACCGCCTGTATAGTCGGCTGTGTCGTGTGTATATGATAATACTGCGCTAACGAACTCTAATACTTTACCTGCTCCTGGTGCGGCTACTAGGGTTGCTCCACTTGCATGACCTATGTCACCAGCGTCTGTCCCTACTATTTCGTCAGCGGTTAAGGTTACTTTATCAACCTTTAATACACTGTCAGCTATAGCTGCACTACCTACTGCACCATCGTCAATCTTTGCAGCAGTAATAGCGTCATCTGCTAACTCTGCTGTATCAATAGAACCCGCTGTAGCCTGTATGTCAGCTGTAATAGCACCTGCTGAGGTAATAACCTCAGTACCATTTATTTTTAATCCACCACAATCAATTGGTTGTGATGTGTGAAATCTATCACTCATTTTAGTATTCTTTTAAATTAAACTAATCTGTTTTCCTTCATTTTCCCGTGAAGTCAACTTAGTTATTCGGGTGAGGGTGTTTAAGGTACACCCCCAAAAACCTTACCATGATTAGCTGGTGTAAGTTGTCCCGTCTCCGAGTGAACCTACTATTCCGAACCAACCTGAGATTCCGTAAGCGTATACGTCTGCTACCTTAGCATACATAACGTCGGTATCCTCATCTTCCCAAGCTTTCACTTCGAAGTTCTGAAGTTGTTTAAACTTCAACATCTTCTTAGCAAATGAAGGGTCAATAAGAAAGAATCTTTCGTCATAGGTGGCCCTATCAGTAGAGCTTGTTTCACCAGTGGTGTAAGCAAATCTCCAACTAATATAAGGACATACTAAGACATCAAGGTTTCTACCTTTGAAGTAGTTAACGGACTCGTCAACACTTCCTGGAATCATATCTGCCTCTGCGATTTGTAGTGCTTGTTCCCTATTGTAAGGGGTTACAATCAACATTAGTTTAGAATCTAAACCGATGCTTAGAGGAATTCCCTTGTTAGAGAAAACCTCATACATTACATCTTCAAGGTCTTTAAGTGCGTCATAAGACAAAGAGTCTTGTACGCCATCTAAAAATGTATTTCTCTGTGCAGAGCCACCATCCTTTCGAGGGTGCTGTACGGAGATTAATGGCATTCCGTCGCCATATACATAATCAGAATCAAATGCATTTCTAAGAACAGAGAACGCATTAATTTCTCTACCCTGAGCAGCTTTCTTAGCTAGCTCTCTAGACATCTCTTCAGCCTTCGCAATACTATATAAGTCAGTCTTGTTAAGTAGGCTGGTTATAGCCATCTTTCTCTTATATGTATTTAGTTCATACCTCCAGGTATAACCTATTAATAGGTCGTCTTCTGGTGAACTTGCAGCCTCCCCAACTAATTCTGGGTAGTCTATTCCAGCCCAACTTGAGTCGTCTTCATATAATCTACTGGTTGTTTCAACAGTAAATACTTTACTGAGTAATGAATCTATCATTACATTGTCAGCTTCTTCTTGAATCCAAACCTCAACTCCTGGTGCTGTTAGCTCTGGCTTGCTACCTGTATTCATAGCCATGATTACAAATAAACATTAAATTTAAATATTCGTATAGGATTAGCCTCCTACGTTTCCGTTCATCTGGTTTTCTACCAGTTTAACATCTACATAGTTACCCTTTCCTGGTTGCCCAACTATTAAAAATTGGAGCTGGTTTGTTGCGTGAGTATTACTCTCATCGAGCTTTCTCTCATCCGATGTTAATACATCTACATAATACCCTACTAAATTTGAACCAGTTGTGGTTCCGAGGGTGTTATCCATTTCTGCCCTGATTATATCACCAGGCAAAATTGGCTCTACTAAAGCTACAACAGTCTCAACAGTTTGGTTATCTGAAGCGGCTGTGAAGTTTGTAGAGGTTAGTGTTCCGTCGTGTGAATCATCAAGTGCATTCTCTAATGGGGTACTTCCACCCTCCATCATAACACCTTTACAGAGTCCATAAATAGAATCTGAAACTGCGTCTGCACCATCAACACCACCTGCGACTAACTTAACAGGACCATTAAAAAAGACAACACCACTATTTAATACTGGTATTCTTTCGTATGGCCTGCTAGATGCACCATCTGCATATTTAACAATAAACATTGTTGCATTGTTCTTAAATTAACTAGTTTTTCATTGCCAATCTCTCGGCGTATGCTTTTCTATATTTTTCGGCTTCATCTCCCTTGAGCCCTTTTCTCTGGATTTCAAATGAAACATAAGCCTCATCTTTGGCGGGTAGTTTAATCTGCTCTTTCTCTTTAGCATTACTACCTGTGAATCCTCGATTCACACCGCCTACCATAGAATCTTTGACTCCCTGGTTGTAGCCTTCATCTCTCAAAGCCTCTGGCTCTAATAGTCTCTTTCTCGCCACCGATAGGGCATCTGCTGGCTTGTAACCAAACTCTTGGTCCAACATCGCAGCGGTTGACCTAATGGCTTCTTGAATATTATAAGGCAAAGCCTTATTTTCTTCTCTCTCAAAAAATTCCATTGTTGCCTTCGATTGCTCCTCAATCTTTTCCCTCTCTTGCATGTCCATTCTGTTCATCCACGACTGCCTTACGGGGTCGACAGGCTTATTAGGAGCAGCCTGCTCTTTGGATGGAGAACTACCTGATTCAAGTTCGCCTGTTACTCCCTTGGCTGCTTCACTTGTGGAAGCATTTGCACTTGGAGCTATCTGAGTATCATAGATATTCATATAACGCTCCTTCTCCATAGGAGGGAGGCCTTTCGAATCAACGTATTGCTCAAAAGTGTCCCTGTTACGAGTTACAAATGTTAGTAACTCTTTCTGGTTTTGCTCGGCTGTCTCTTTAAACTTAGACGCCTCACGTGAACTGTCGCTGTATCTCTTCTTCCAGTCGACATTCTCTTGTTCCTGAGACTCTTCTTGTACTCCTTCGTTACCACTCTCAGGGGTGGGGGAAGGTTCTGTAGTTTCTTCTGGAGTTACCTTGGGTTCCTCAACTTGAGTCTCCTCTAAGGGGTCCGAAGTGTTTTGTTCTACTTCTGCCATATTATATTATTAAAGAATTTAAACAGCCAAAAGGCTATATAAGTTGGTTGTTATTGTACAACCAACCTAATAATCTTCTGTCTACCTACATTATACTATAGGACGCACCTAGTTGTCAAGGTCCTCTCTCATTTTCTCACACTCATCGAAGAGTACTGTCATAACCTGAACACTGTATTTAAGCTTATATGACAAGGCTGCCATCAAGTCTGGGTCTGCCTTATCAGCTAACATAATCTCTTGATAAATACTGTTCACATACTCGGGTAATAGTTTTTTGAAGTCTACCCACCCCTCTGTTTTAGTCATTTCAGCTATTCTTTTTCGAGCTGCTTTTTGTTCTGCCTTTCTGCTCATAATACTAAATACTAAATTAAATTGCTGTACCTGCTATCTGTCCAGTTACATCCTCTACACCCATCTTATTAGGTACGGGCATTCCACCCTGGTTAGGCAACCCTTGGTTACCACTTACCGTGGGAATGTTAACTGCGTTGTTACGTGGCATTTGCATACCACCCCCCATTCCACCGCTCATTGCCTGTGAAACGGCGTCAGAATCTGCCACAGAGGCTTCTGGGGCATCCTGCTGAAGGAGGTTATCTAACCTCAAGTGCTCTGTCAATTGTTTTCTATATTCATCCATTGCTACTACAAACGCCTGCATCTGTGGGTCTGGGGATTGTACTATCAATTGATAGTCCTCAGAACCTATTGCATCGTTAAGTCTCCTTAACTCAACGGCGTGTGTATACCTATGCGCTAGTGGTTCACCTGGTATTCCCGCCACCTGTTCACCATCTTGCATCTTAAGCTGTTGTTCTTGTGCCTCTTTAATCTCTTCTATTCTATCCTCATCCTCATCAAGGATTAAGTCTTGGTCAGACATTTCCATCTCCTCCAAGAACCACCTTACGAGTTTTCTTATATCAATAACTGCTGGTGCTCCGTTAGCCATAGGCATTCCCCTATCTCCAGCTAATTGTACTAACTGAGGTAGTACCTCTTGCGCTTTCCTCATTCTATAGGTTCCTGATAAAGGAGCTATAAAGTCGGGGTTAACATATATTCTAGGCTCACCGTCCCAGTTAAACATTTCCTTTTCTAGTGGAATAATTTTAGAACCTTTAACTTCTCTGTAGTTATAATTACCATCGTCGTCTTTATAAAGGTCTATATCCTCTAGTCTTAATTTTCTCATTTCCTTCTTATCATACTCCAATGAAGACTTCCTTGAAGGTGTTGAATAGAACTGTGAGAACCTACTACCAAGTAGTTCTCCCCAATGTCCCATACCCTCCATCAAGTTGTCTGCATACATATTTGCCATATCACTGGCGGTTTCTTTCATTGCAATAGTATTGGTTGCTGGTGTTGAGCTCATTGGTAGTGACATACCGTGTGGGTTAATACCTGTATTCATAACAGCCTCATCCTTAAGCTCTTCAGAAATTCTGAAAGAATCAAAAGGAATAGGTGGAAACTCTAGTGGTTTAACCTGGCTTACGTCACCAACCTTAACCAACATATTAGGTTCCATAGTATCCCACTGGTCATCAACATCTCCAAAGATTGTTGCTCCAACAAATGTAGGAGGTGTAGTTGTAAACTTAACCCTGTCTAGTCTAGAGTTCTTAAGTGCAGACTCCTCTGAAGACTGCTGTATAGTTATATCACCAACCCCCATTCCATAAAAATGTCCTGGATGTTTGATAAACCTAAAGTCTACAAAGGGAATCTTCTTATCCTGATAAGGAATAGGACCCTCTTTAAGTAGAACATCCCCATACATGATAACCTCACTGTCCGTCTCTACATTGTAGTAATAAACCAATTCTCCGTAGCCCCTCTCGGTATCCCTAGGGGGGGAGAAAAATGGTGAAGCGTAAGACTGGTCGTTGTTTGATTTAATCTTATCAAGGTTCTTAACTGCAGGGTCTCCTTGAAACATCATTCTAACCTGAGACTCTGTAACGTATAATATACCAGCCACGTCTGTTGCTGGGTGGTCCGTACCGTGTATACTTCTTGCATTAGGGTCTACGTAAAAGTCTTGTATATTCCAGGGTAGTAAATCAGCATCCTCATAATCCACAATATACTTGTCCTTATATTCTATCTCTGGTAACTCACCATTTTTTATATCATCCTCACTTACGTCCGTAACTTCTGGCATAGAAACCTTGCGCATCTTAATCGTATAGGGTATATACGCTATTGAAGTTCCAAATATCTTTGCCCTCTTAGAAACCTCTAAGAATTTGTATCTTATGTCTGGGTTTCTTCTAAAGTAGTCCTCATACATATACCTATATACAATAGCCCTACCCTTAGACTCGTCAGACTCATTACTCGCCTCAACCATAAAGTCTACTTCTTGTTTTCTCTCTTTAGAATCTAAAGATGCTATAGTTCTGTAAGCAATACTAGACTTAAGGTTACTCCTCCAGTCGTCTTCGTTACCGAACTCCGAATACATCAAGTAATCCTTCTCCAATAGGTTCCAGTGAGCATCCCAGCTCTTTGAACCATCATAGTTTATGAGGTAGCAGGTATTTTGTCTAGCATTATACATCTCCTGTATCCTAGACCTAATTTTTCCTACTAACTTCCACTCTTCTTTATTTGCCCAGACCTTATAGTCTGCATTATAGTCCTCAGAAGGCCCGTCTAGGTATTCTAAGAGACTCTCACTTAATATTTTAGCCATAATTTTTTATAATATTTAATTCATCTACCCTATTTTACACCATTTCGTTCTCTTTGTCAACTATAGGCTTGTAATTATGGGTGACTTGCATCGATTCTATCTTCCCATCAATGATTTTAATGGTAATTTCACCGAAAACCATCTCTTCAAATATGTTTTCCAACGCCCTAAGCTCTGGGGTAGCAGGAAAATTTTTTAAACTGAACTCTCTAACCTCATTTACGACGTCTTTTAATTCTATCTTGTCCATTGTTACTTCTTTTTTGATTTAGATTTTTTCTCCTCTTCCTTCTCGTTCTCTTTATCCAACCTCTCCTGGTCCTTTTCATTTTCTGGTATGTACTCAACTGCCATTAGTCTATGTACATAGTTCTTCTTCTTACCTATAACCTTACCCTCATCGTCTTTAACCCTTTTAATCTTATAATTAAACTGGTCTTTAAAGTATTCCCATTGGTCTTCTGTTAGTTCTCCTAACATTCTTGCTTCCGCAACCTTATCACCAACGTCCTCAAAAGGTGGAATAACCTGCATTATACCAGCAGCCTTCTTAACTTCCCTCTCCCTGTTAATGTCCTTCTCATTCATAAGGTCATTACCAGTAAAGGCTTCCTCTTGCTCTTTTGTCCAGTATTCTTTAGGAACATATAAAGTTATAGTTAACCTCTTCCTAATCTCGTCTTCGAGCTGTTTTCTGCTCTTGGGCTGAACCACTTGTTCAGTCCTCATTTTGGTAATACCCCTCGATTGTACGGGTACTTCCTTCTCTATGAATGTTTGCCACCCTATTTGATATTTGGCGGCTACCTTCCTAAGCTCTTCGTCTGAAGCCTCCTCGAGGTTCTTAAGATGCCCCTCTAGAGCTAGTCGGTTGTTCTTTACTCTTACCTTCATGTTATATATATAAATAAATTTAAAAGCCAGTTATCGGGTTTCTGGCAGCCCGTGGATGTCTAATAACACCCTGGGTGTCCCCAGCCGAGTGATACTGTATCACATACCTGAGGGCATCCATAGCATCATCAAAGACTTTCTTTGGTGCATCCTGTCCTTTTGTAGCTAATCTCATTCTCTCATCTACCTCTATAGCGTCATCCCTATACCCCTGCCAAGAGTAGTTTTCAAATTCCCTTATAGTATTCTCACAGTTATTACATATGAACAACTTGGGTTTATTAATAACAATATCCTTTATAAGTCTCTTTCTTACCTCACTTATTCCCGCCATAACACTGTCCCTACCCTTTGGTGTAGGCGTTACTGGGTACCCTGCCTTAGCATAGTCTAGTAAAACCTGCTTAGCCTGACTGTCCCCCACCCTTTTAGGTGTCTTCTTTCTAAGGTTCATAAGCCACTTATTCTCTTTAGTAACAATAGATTGTAGGTGTCTCTCTGTTGTCCACTCACTCTCGTAGTGTTCATCCACTACATAGGCTATATCATTAACGTGGTCAAATAAGACAAATATTGCAGCCGTTGGGTGTGAAGTTCCAAAGTCTAAACCCACCTCTAAATTCCACCTACTAGGAATATCAGCTGGATTCATAGGTTCTATTACGTGTTTATCCCTCTCAAACTCCTTATAAACCAATCCACTCCTCTTTCTAAAGTCTGCCTCATACTCCTGAGAATACATATCACTACCCACTTCTCTCCTAGCAGCCTCTAGTTCTTTTTTTGATATATAAGGGTTTGTCTCTGTTGGCATCTTCCAAGCCTGCCAACCCTCATTCTCGTGGTGACAAGCATAGTCGTATAAGTCATAGAAGTGATTATACCCACGTGGTGTAGATATAAAGATAGCCCACCCCATCTTATCTGATAGGGCGGGTCTAATGGCTTCTTTCCATACAGGTGAATTTCCGTAGATGTCCATTGCATACTCGTCTAGTACAACCCCATTGAGTCCAGAACCAACAAGACTGTCGTGGTCCTGTGCCCCCTTTAACTCTATAATAGAGCCATTGGGCAGTTCTACAATAAGGTTATTCTTTTCTATATGGCATTTGTCCTGGAAATATTTAGGAAAAAGCTTTATTCTTGATAACAACATTCTCCACGCAATGTTCTTCGCTTGCCTATAGGTAGGACCTATATACCAATACAGTCCACCTGGGTTGTTTAGTGCCTCTGTTAAGAGCGTCACAACAGCAAAAAAGGACTTACCCCACCTCCTTCCACATACAACTACTTTAAACCTAGCATCAGAAGACATAATATCCTTCTGTCCTTCGTGGGGTTCTCCCGTTACTTTGCCCTGCCCATGGTCAACTGTCCATAGATTAACATTAGTCGCCATCTCTATCCTCCTCTATGGACAACCCACCATTAACAACTATCTGCATATCTGGTGTTGCCGCTTCAACCATCTTATCTACCAAGGCTAGCTTAGATATATACTGCATCCACTCCAACTGGAGCTTCTTTATCTTAACCTTCTCATTTGTAGTCTCTGCTTCTTTGAATAACCTCTCACAGTTTCTCACTTCTTCCCAAGATTTCTTTATCTGTGTAACACGCTGTGTCTTAGCAAACTCATAAACATCCTCTGTTTCGTCTAGCCACTTCTCCGTTACCCTATCAATCATGTAATTAATTGATTTAGTTCCTACACTCTCTAGCCCTAACCAGTCCCTTATCTGGTCAGTCTCAATTAACCCCATCATCATAGCAGATTCAATGAGACCCTCTAGTATAGTGTCTCTCTCCGATTTAGGTAAGTCTGCTAAAATAACGGCACGCACTGGTGCCTCTGCTGCAGCCAAGTGGGCTACACCCTCTGCATTGTCTGGTTTAATGTCTTTCTCCATACTGCTTACATTATACCATATAAGCCTATAGTATGTCAAGCCTTGACAAACGATTTCCAATATGGTACAATGGTAGCATAATTAAATTTAGCGGATTTCATAACAAAAAAATTTAGTACTGTCCCTCTAGTAATATTTAGATAATCCTGTGGGCGGGTAGGTTTCGCTAAATTCCTACCCCCCTACAAGATTAGGAACAATAATAATGAATAATAAAAAAGCAATAGAGAGAGGTAAACTGGGTACATACGTAGACATAATCAAACTACTAGACAGACTCTCATTCATCCCCAGGCTGTCATATAGGTTAAAGGTAATCGAAGAAAGCTGTAATGTTGAGACGGCAAGTCCAAGAGAACTTGAGGAAATGTATGAAAAAGTAATGACTGTCCAAAAGAGCCTCTTTGGTGAGTTGAAAATCAGAGAGGAATATCACGGACTAACTTATCCAGACAGCAAGAAAAATGAGTAAACAACAAGGCTGGATAAAACTATCACGAAAGTTACTGGATAACCCTATCGCTGATAGACCAGACTATATGAACGTATGGATACACCTCCTCTTAATGGCTAACCACGAAGAGTCTTCCTTCATATGGAACAGTAAGAAACAAACTCTTAAAAGTGGACAGCTTTTAACGGGGAGAAAAAAGTTGTCTAAGGCGACAGGTGTAACACCTAGTCAGGTGTACAAGATTCTAAAGTACCTCGAAATGGAACAACAAATTGAACAAGAGACAACCACTAAATTCACCGTTATAACAATCTTAAATTGGGATGACTACCAAAAGGTGAACAGCAAAAGTAACAGCAGAGTAACAGCAGAGGAACAGCAGAGTAACACATACAAGAATAATAAGAATGAAAAGAATGATAAGAAGAGAGAGGGACCTTCGGTCCTCTCACAAGATTCATTTAAAAGAGAATTAGTGGAGAAGTTTAGCCTTAGTGAGGATGTGGTAACAAAGGAGCTTGAAAAAATGACGGACTGGCTGAAGTCTAAGGGAAAGAGATATAAAGATTATAAGGCATTTGCCCGTAACTGGGTTAGGAGGGGTATAGAGGATGGGAACCTAAAGGATAGCAAAAGAAAGCCTAGGCCCGTTATTACATAAATTTAGTAATATTTTTAATGGATTTTAAAGAGATAGAAAGAGAGAGACGCATAGTTGTTGCCTTGCTTTCAAGGGGTTATAAGCCCGAGTTTTATTCACTTTTAAATGAGGAGATGTTCAAAGACTACGTTGATAAAAAGGTTATCAGGGCTCTTAAGCAGGGATTTGAGTTTAAGAATCAGGATTGGGGAGCCTTACGTAAGGTGGCAGGTCTCAAGGCCTCTGAGACCGCAAGCTTAATAACCGACACAAGTAAGTATGAGGGGTGGATTCATGAGAAGGATGTTAAGGAGTTTGTTAGAGAATACCGTAAGCAAAAGGCAGAGGAGCTATTTTCTAATGGAGACCTAGAGGGTGCTATTGAGTACTCCAGGGATACGATTGTTAACAGTAAAAGTGTCTATGAGGATTATCTTAAGCACTACGAAGAGAATAGGCTTGGTGCAGACAGGGGCCTTCTTGGATTGTCAACGGGTATTAACCTTCTAGATAAGGTTACCTCAGGATTTAGGCCCTCTAAAGTCTGGGTTGTGGGTGGTTATAATGCCTTTGGTAAGTCGTTTTTTATGACTAATATGATTAACCAGGTACTAGACATGGGAGAAAGGGTAGTAGTGTTCACCCTAGAAATGAAGAAAGAGGATATACTAGACAGGCTTATTGGAGAAAGGGTGGACCTAGGGGTTTATGAGCTGTCTAAAACCTGTAATGAAGAGATTGTTAAAAAAGAAATGGATAGGATTAAAAAACACCTTGAGGATAAGACCTTACGTATATATGATTCTACATATGATATATCCGATATAGTAAGCCAGGCAAGGGTGGAAAGTGCTAATGGGCATATAGGGGTACTGTTTCTAGACTTTATTCAGCTTGTACAGGATAAGAAGTCTAGTAGTAATTATGAGGTTATAAGCAGAGTCTCAACCAAGATGCAGGAGCTTGCCAAAGAACTTAACTGCTGTACTATGCTACTCTCTCAGATAAGTAATGAGTCCCAAAAGGGGGCCGCAGGGGGCGTGTACGGCTTTAAGGGGGCAGGAGAGATAGGTCAGGTAGCAGATGTAGCTATAAAGATTGTGCGTGAGAAGGATGAAAAGGGGGAGTTTACAGAGGACTTTATACTAGACGTGGTTAAAAATAGAACTGGTAGGGGAGGTGAAATATATTGTAAGATAACTTTCCCAGGTGGTAGGATTACAGCAGGGAACCCTATAGTTCGCGTGGAAGAGCCAGAAGATGAGGACAGAGAGGATACTCTTCACCAAATGTTTGACCTATAGTAATAAACACTTGACATTTAGTTATAGATATGGTAGAATATATTATAGTTAAATTAATTGAGGAAAGTATGGATAATTTAAAGACACTGAAGAAGGACGGCCTGATAGCAATGGTCGAAGAGCTACAGTTGGAGGTGGCTACTCTTAGAGCCGAGGTTACGATACTAAGAGATTACGTTAAGAAGGCGAAAGCCGAGGTGAGTAAATAATTTTAGTTATACACGATAGTGAAAATAACAAACAAGTTTAATCTGGGAGATATAGTGTATTACCCTTCAGCAGACTTAAGAAATGCACAGGTAATCAAAGCCGAAGTAACAGGCATAGTTGTTACTACAATAGAAGATGAGGTTAAAATAGTTTACCAGACAGGTCAGTCCTATGGGGTTTCTCAAGAGGATATGTTTAAAACCGCAGGACCAGCCAAGAGAAGACTTATTAAAGTCTTGAAAGAAAAGCAGAAGGAAATTGATAAGGATATAAGTGAAGCTATTAAGAAGATAAAGGGTTTAGATGTGAAAGAAATACTTATAGATATTACGCCCCAAGAAAATGAAGAAGAGGAAGAGGAAACAACAGAAGAAGCTAGTGAGTAGCTGGATGGACTCCACCTACCTGTTAGAGTTTGAGGAAATGCTCTTGGGTAGAACGTTCTTAAAAAACCTCCCTGTACTAAGAAAGTGGAGACTTAGAAGGGAGCTGAATAAATGGAACCGTGGGGAATAGCCCCCGTTCCAGTGAGGGACCAAGGGTAAAGACGTGCTCCGTCGTAGGCGATGTTCCTCTTACGAGGCGTTTCATAGCGACGTAAAATGATGCAAGCCCTAGTCAAAGAGATTAGCCCTAGAGGCACAGACACACGGAAAGTGTTCGGGTCCCTCTCTAGAGCGGGGACGACGGGTAAGTAAGCCAGGGCTTTATACCGAACGGCTTAAACGGAGGTTCAACTCCTCCCGTCTCCACGGATTTAACTTTTAAAAGGATTGTTATGAAAGATTGGAGAATTAAAAAAGTGCCCCTTAGTAAGAGGAACTGGGTTTTTGATAGTTGGGGCTATAAGGTAGAGCATTACAGGCCAGCCGTTATAGAAAACATAGTTGTTGGTGGTCTGTTTAATAAGCGTGTGGAAGAAAGAGTGGTGGTGTCAGAAAGGTGGAATGAACACCCTATGGTATTTGAGAGGATTAAAGACGCTAAGGAGTTTATTAAACTCTTACAGGAACAAAATAATGGCTAAAATACTATTCTTTGATATTGAGATAAGCCCTATAATCAGCTACAACTGGAGATTGTGGAAGTCAGACGCTATAGATGTAGTGGAAGACTGGCAGATACTATGCTTCGCATACAAGTGGGCGGACGCTAAGATACCCCACGTTATAGGACAGGATGATTTTGAGGACTGGGAACCAGGAGTTAATAACGATATACACGTAGTGGAGAAACTACACGAACTATTCAATGAAGCAGACATACTGGTAGCCCATAATGGAGATAGATATGATATTAAAAAGGCGCACGCTAGAATGATGTACCATAAAATGGAACCACCTAAGCCTAGCTCTACAGTAGACACCCTTAAAGTGGCTCGTAGAGTCGCTGGGTTCTCTTCTAACAGCCTTAAGCACCTTTGTAAGACTATGGACCTTCGCTTAAAAGAAGATATGGGAGGCATAGAAGTTATTAAAGGATGCCTTAATGGAGTTAGAAAAGACTGGGACCATATGAAAGACTATTGTAAAGCAGACGTTGAAGCACTAGAAGACCTCTACTACGAGCTAAGACCGTGGATGAGTAATCACCCAAGTCTAGCCGTAATAGACGACCAGCCTGAATGCTGCCCTAAGTGTGGGTCTCACAACCTGCGTAAAGGAGGATTCTACGCTACTAAGACAGGTAAACGTAAACGATACCAATGCCTGGATTGCGGAGGGTGGACTAAAGGGCGCAAGATATACCGTAATCCTGATTTAAATTATATGGATTCAAGAGGCTAATGACTACCTACCAAGCAGAACGACAACACTACTACGCTACCCTGGGGGGAGCCCAAACAGACTTCTCGTGGGGACTGCTAGTGTTTACCATAGTCATCCTAATGATTCCTGTGGTGGCGTTTAAAAGTCGTAAATAAATTAAACCTTTATTATTATGAAAAGAACATTAATGATACAAGCGTTCGTACTACTAGTCCTAGTACCCGTGTTTATACACCTACTGGATAGCCCACGTAAACTGGGCATGGCAGTGCTACTCTCCCTTATTCTACTACTACTACTCCCTATGATACAACCTACTTAAAATAGGTTACGTGCTTTTTTGGCGCATTCCCCACTGCCTCCTTCTTCACCCTTACATTACCAAACTCTATATACTCCCTCACAGCCTCGTGTATAAACTCACTCAACGTTAAATGACGCTTCTCAGCCTCCCTCTCCCACAACCTCTTTACTGTAGGCTCTGTGCGCAAATGTACCCTGCTCTCCTTCATACCAATACCCCTTATAAGTTAATAACCTATTATACCATATGTGCGTACAAAGCGCAATACCTACTCGCCCTATATAACTTTTACCCCATAGTGTGCGTACATAGGTGCCAATTGTCCCGTATTAACAGGGTGGAACCCCGCCCCCCTGGGAAATTTCAATCTCGGTGTCGTACCCCCCCTTTACTATAGGATACATTATATAATAGGGTGATAGTGCTTTACTATAGGCAAAAATAAGGGGTAACCCCAAACGACCCATAGTAAAACTTTCAATCTCTGGTATGAGTAGTATTACTATAGGGTATTATTATGTATATAGACCTATAGTGAGCAGGGGTGATTGGCGAAAATAACTACTAGCCTATAGTGTACTCTATGCTAAAAGTCTTTTAAACTGGTGATATACTTGAAAACATGAGCCTATAATATTATTCTTGTATATTCAATTTACTTTTTACAAGGCTATATTATCATTATATTATACCAGAGCAACTAGACCTATAACAATTATCTTCTTGACTTCTACCATGCCTCATTGTATATTGGTATAGTCAGGCAACTAAAAGGCTTGAGGCTCTTTATATAATTTAATAATTTTAAAGATATGAAACTACCCTATAGTGTTTCAATAGTAGTTCCCTCTACTATAGGCTTAGATGAGCCTATAGATAATAGTGAATATGTAGAGGATATAGCCTATAGTCTATCTAAACTGTTTGGGGGTTGTGATAGAATAGAGGGTAAAGGCTATTATATAGCCAATAATGAGCAACTTATAGTAGAGAATACTATAAGACTTGTTAGTAGGTGTGAAAGCCTATCAGATGATGAGGTTGAACAAGTAATTAAGATAGCCTTAGACCTCAAAGCAGAGATGAAACAAGAGGCTATTATGTACTATATAAACGATATAGCATATATCGAGTAGTATCCTATAGTCAGAGCCTATCTAGTTATAGGCTCTGTATATAGGCTAATAACCTATAGTTCTTTACAACTTATTTAACTTTATCCTATAGTAATATGGATAATTATTTAATCTCTGAGGGTATTGAGGGTATATTATCAATTGAGGACATTGAATATCCTATAACTGATGAGGAGTATGAGGCGTGGATTGAGGAGTATGAAAGCCTAAACGAGCCTCTTAGTGTACTATCTAAGGATATTCTTGAGATAGTAGATGATGATGATTACCAGCCTGATATTGATATATCAGAGTTGAGATAATATCTTATAGTATGAGCCTATACAACTATAGGCTCACTATATAGGATACTAACCTATAGTACATTTAAACCTGACAATTAAGCCTGTAGTGTGTAATACTACAAGTCTAAAATTATACTTGACACCTGATTACACTTCCTGTATAATGGGGTTAGAAAGTTAAGAGAAAAAGGCTGTTTTACAATATATCATAATGTACTTGACAATTACTTTCAATTATGATATACTGTATTACACTTTTCAATAAGTGTGATAGTACAACTAAATAATTTTAATCTCTTTCATTATGAGAAAAGTAGATTACTTCGGTAGTTTACTCAATGAAAAGGTTAGCCCGTATAGTCTTAGTTTCTTTAGAGATAACGCTATCGACCAAACTAAGAGAGGTATATATAGGCTGTATATCATTGAGGATAATTACGCTGTTGCTAAGGTTTTAAATGGTAAAATCTTAGATTATACAGTAATAGATAATGTGTATGATTACAAGGAGGTATATACACATAGCAAGGATAGTGATGATGTAAGGCGACAGGCTATATATCATGGTACATGTATTTTAGAAGGGTATGGATTGGGATACGACCTATAGTATCGGATAACTATAGGATATTGACAGTTTGGTACAGTTATGATATACTGTATCAGATAGTTGAGAGGTAAAAGATAATGTTTCATATGAAACACTAAGGGTATAGAATAAGAATTCTCATAATACAATATAATTATACATTGGATTATGGGATACTGGCTAAATATATTGAATAGGTCAGGGGTACTTTTGGTGTTTCATATACAATATAATTTGTTAGTGTAGGGGGTATAAAACTGTGTTAAGTTAAAAGCGACTAAGTTATAATTTTAGATGTTATGAAAGACATAAAACTAGAGTGCGTTAATTGTGGTGGGGTCTTTGATAGCAATATAAACATAACCTTTATAGAAATTGATGGTGAACAATTTTGTGATGAGTGTGTTAGCAAGTGTCTGGAGTGTGGAGAATATCACTTAACTGATGATATGACATATGTTGACAATGGTGGATATGTATGTGATAACTGTTTAAATAAACACTATACTCAATGCTTTCATTGTGATGAGTGGGTTCAAACGGATTGCACATATTACATTGATAGTGAAGATGATAGGGTGTGTGAAGATTGCTATTGTGATAGTTATGGTAGTTGTGAAGATTGTGGCTGGACTACGCATATTGATAACTTATGTTATTCTGAGAGAGATGATTGTACTTACTGTGAAGATTGTTACAACGAACATGATAAAAGCAATAATACATTTAGTTATCATAGTGGTAAGGGTAGGGATAATCTTACAGGGGGTTATAGATATGCTGTAGGGGTTGAACTGGAGAGAGAAGATGAGTATTTTAAAGATGAGGTGGATAAGTATGACTTATTAGATAAAACTGGCTGGGTTATGGAGGAAGATGCCTCGTTAGATTATGATTGGGGATTTGAGGCTGTTAGTCCTATATACCCCTTAAAGATAGGGTATTTAGATGAACTGTTTAGCAAGGGGTTGCTGAACCAACTGATAAACACAAGTTATTCAGATAACTGTGGTGGTCATATGACAGTGTCAGACAAGTACAGAACGCCTGACGAACTTATAGATGATATGGCTGGGTATTTACCAATGATATATGCTCTGTTTCCTAAAAGAACAGCGAACCATTATTGCGAACCTAAGAATAAGAATATATATAAACAGGCTGGAAGATACGCCCTTAGTAAGAGGGGAAGTTATCAGGGCAGTGGATTGGAGTTCAGGATATTTGACCCACCTAGAGATAAGGAGGACTTGATGAATAGATTTAGATTACTCAAGTATATGTTATCACACAAGGCTACAACAGTTGAACAGGGATTACAAGAATTGAGTGATAGTGATAGGTTAAGAAAGATTGTTAAGACACATCTTGATACTTACAACATAACCTACAAGGAGTTCTATTCTAACATAGTCAGATACGCTAGGGATATAGATGATATTATGCTAGAGATAAGACCTGATGAGGTTGAAGAAATACTAAATAAATAAATTAAACTGAGGACTAAACAAATATGTGTGGAATAGCAGGTATGTTAAATGTTAAACCAGAAAACCGAGAAGTTGCTAAGAGGATATTCAAGTCCTTAGTATTAGCAAATGAAAGCAGAGGTAGGGATAGTACTGGTGTGCTGGTAGTTGATAAGGATAGCGAAACCCATTCTCTGTTCAAGGATACCATACCAGCAAGTCAGTTCTTAAAGAGAAAGAAGTTCAGACAAGTTGAGGGTGATTTGTGGCTTGGTCATACTAGATTGGCTACAACTGGAGAGGTAAATGAACGCAACGCACACCCATTAAATAGAAAGGATACCTTTTTAGTTCATAATGGTGTGATAAGCAATCATAAGGAGATTGCTAAGAAGTTAGACTATGAGTATGAGGTGGATAGTGAGGTACTTATACCGATAGTTCAGGAAAAGAATTGGGATATGCTAAAAGAAATTAAGGGCAGTGCTAACTTTATAGCGTGGGATAAGAACGAAGATAGAATATATGTGAGTAGGCATGATAATCCACTGTATTGTTTAACAATGGAAAAGTTGGGTATGATAATGTTCAGTTCAATGAAAGATGTGCTGGAGTTTGTGGCTGGACACTACAATTCAGAGGAAGAACCATTTGAATTCACAAACGATACACTGGTGGTGTTAGATATGAAAGGCAAGATGATAGGAGAACCTAAGGAGATAAAGTATAAGAAAGATACAACACTTGTTAAAAGTAATTGCTACAAGCAGAGGTATCCCTCTTACTACAGTGATTTTGAAGATGATAGTTGGGAGGATAAGTATGAGGAGGAATATCCGTGGTCTAGTTATCAGAAACTATATGAGAATAATAAGGATATATTCTGCGAGGGGTGTGGCTGTGAAATAGACGAGGTTGAGGAAGATGCTGGTATAACCCAGTGGGGTTATCCGTTATGCTTTAACTGTTTAGATGAATTAAATGAGGTAAATGATTTGATAGTAGAGGGTAAACAAGTTGATATAAATAGTGGTAAGTGGGCTAAGTTTGAGAGCATACTCAAGTTCTACCTACCGAGTTAGTTAAATTATAATCTTAAAGTTATGGAGTACGAGAAGTTAAGTCAGGAGTTTAAAGATGAGGTGGCTGGTAAACTCTTAGACCATTATGCTAAGGTCGTAGTGCTACCTATAGTGGAGGATATTCGTAGGGTTAATATGTACTTGGCTGATAACACCTCAACCTCAGATATATATATAGAGTTCGTAAACTTGTATAAGGATAAGGTTAAACACGAACAGTTAGGAGTGGACACCTTGATATCAAGAGTAGAAGAACTTGATACAGAGATACTAACTATAGGAGGGAATACGAAGTTCGTGTACTGGGGTGTGGCAAGTAGGTTCTATATCTCAGGTAGTAATCCGTTAGAACTAGCAGTGGAGAGGATAACCGAGAGGTTGGCAGAGTATGATAGTAGGATTGCTTTAAGAAATGATATAAATGATTTTGATGATGAGGAATACTATTGGCTTGAGGCAGTGATAAATGGTGATGAATACTCTTGTGCTGAAAGGGATACCTTAATAATACCAGCGTTAATGGGAGAGGGGAAGTCAATGACTAACCGAAACAAAGACCACTACGCATGGGCTTATTCAAGGTTCTTCGGTAAGAGTATATCAATAGATAAAAAGGTGTACGATATACTAAAAGAATTACTAGGTGATGAACTTGTAGATAAGAAGTGTCAGGGTTGTGATGAGGTTATACTAGGTTCGAAAACTATATGTCCATTGTGTAGGCATAAGTATGTGGAGTGTTCTAACTGTGGTAAGATGACATTGATAGATGATATAGTGAGTGTGGGTGGGAGAAATGTATGTAAGGAGTGTAATAGTAGACCACGCTGTAGGGGTTGTGGTACTACACTTGAAAATGAATACGAACTTGTGTGTCCTAGGTGCAGTAATATAAGGGGTATCTTAGAATACCACGCTGGTATAGGCAGACAAGATATGAGTGATAACAGTAGGTATAAGATAGGTTATGAAGTAGAGAAAGAAGATGTTACAGCAAGGAGAAAGATAGTTAATAGGTCATTACTTAAGAATACAGGGTGGGTAGCAGAAAGAGATGGCTCATTAGATGAGTCAGGATTTGAACTGGTAAGTCCAGTGTTACCATTGGATATAGATATCCTCGAGGATATTTTAACACCCTTAGAATCGCTCTTAGAGGCTCAGGTAAGTGAGAGGTGTGGTGGTCATATACATATATCAGACACAGAGAGGACACCACATGAGATACTCTTAGATATAAGAGGGTATCTTCCACTACTATATAGTTTGTACCCAGACAGGGCTATGAACGAATACTGTGAGGCTAAGGAGAAGGATTGTTATATAGATAGTGGTCATAGACAGGCGTTGAATATAACTAGGAACACCCTAGAGTTTAGGATATTTCCTGCTGTTAAGAATAAGAAACAATTACTATTCAGAACTAGGATACTAGAATATATACTCAAGAACAAACAGACTGATATAATAAAAGTGGGAGAGGAATTGTTAAATGAAGACAGTAAGTTATACAAACTACTCAATGAGAGAATAAGTAAAGACAAAATTAAGGAAAGGGCTAAGGGATTTATAGACTTCGCTAACTACTTAGATAGAGATGCTCTGATAATAGAGGGAAAGAAAGTTAGAAGGACTATAACTGTACCAAAGATAAAGATTGATAAGGACAAGGTGTTCGAGAGGAAAGCCTTGGCTATAGCAGAACAACAGAAAGAGAGAAGTGTGGGAGGAATATATAATACCCTAGCACCGATAGGTGTGAGAGATTATGGGTATTTTGCTAACTTAGTGGAGGAATAATATGAATACAGTAATAACTAAAACAACAAGTAGGAGTTCAATAGAAGAACTACTCAGTAAGATGAAGAATGGTTTAGAACCTGCTTGGTATAGACTAAGTAGGCATAGGTTTAACAATGAACCAGACCCTGATAGTAGGATTATAATTAGGTGGGGTTGTACTACCAGTATAGATACCAACCCAGTTATAGAATACAACAGGGCTGAGAAGATAAGGCTTGTGAGTAATAAGAAAAGGTGTAGGGAATACCTATATGAAAGGGGAATACCCACCCCAGAACCAGTCGGTACTATTTGTGCTACTGATTTTCCCATTGTGGTAAGACCTGCCTTTCATCAGAAAGGTAAGGACTTTTTGCTCTTTAATAATATAACAGAACTCTTGAGTAATAGGGGTAAGGTTACCAGTATGGAGAACCCTTACTTCTCAAGGTTCTATCCAAAGACTACCGAGTATAGAGTACACGTTGGTCATGGCAAGGTTCTCATAGTCCAACAGAAAGTCCAAACTTCTGAGACACGTGGAGAGAACTGGAGTCATGACAATGGCTATGCGTTTGAGGTAATACCTTGGAAACAATACAGGAAGGATATAGTAGACCTTGCTGTTAAAACAATCGAGGTGCTGGGCATGGACTTCGGTGCTGTGGATATAATGGCTGACCCATTGAACTCTAGTCTGCCAAAAGCAGTAGTGTGTGAGGTTAATACTTCGCCACGCTTAGAGGGATACACAGCAGAGAGGTACGCTGAGTACTTCGATTGGTTACTTATGACAAACGAAACCAGACATATGAATATACCAGAGGATACTAAGGCAAGACATTATGTATGGAAACACAGAGAGTTGAACGAATTAAATTATGACTTTGAGTTTAAGACCGAAACGTCTATAAACTTCTAGCCTAGTCGCAGGCTTAATACAGCAAGACCTAAGGGGTGGGGTCTTAATACCACCCCATTATATAAATTATAATTATAAAAGATATGGAGAACATACCTTATGGGTACGATGAGAACGGTGTCCGAGGTGGAGACGGTTCGTGGGTAGAGTACGACCAGATAGACCCAGACATATGTCCAGAGTGTGGCTCTGATATGGTTTGGAGAAACTCAAGCGACTTCCTCATCTGCGACAATTGTGGCTATGAAGAAGTACCTGAGAATGAAATGGGTAGGTGTAGTCGGTGTGGTGCTGACACGCCAGAGATAATACTCATTAATGGACTGTGCCCTGTGTGTGCCGAGGAGATGGGCATTATATAAATTGTTAGTAAACTATTATGGTAATCAAACCAAGATTCTTTATCAAAGCCCCAATTGAGGGGATATCCTTCTCCAACGAGGAGGTTGGGCTTGAGTTAGAGTTTGATACTTCAGATGAAGACTGGGAGGAGGTTCATAGAACCCTCATGAAACAAATGAAGTTAGTAGCCAATGACTACTTTGATAAACTACAAGCAGAGATATCTGATGGGCAGTCAGAGGTGCTTAGTAAGTTACAAGTAAAACTTGCTAAAGAATATGAGGTTAAGTTAAAGAAAGCCTCAGAAGAAATATATAAATTAAGAGACTTATTAAAAGAAAATGGAATACAATATTAAAGATGTTAAGATAGAGAGTATTAGTACGTACAATACTAAGAAAGATGGGTCGCCGTTGGTAACGAAGAACGGTAATCCTTTTAAGAAAGTACTACTTGAGGTGGACAGTAACTGTATAGATGACATGGAGTTCAATGGTAGATTGTCAATGCTAGACTTTGATAATGTTACTGATGACTGGGATGAGGGTACTGAGATATCAGGTAAGATAATTCACGACGGAGATTGGTGGAACTTTGAACTACCAAGAAGAAACCTTAAGCAAGAGATTGAGGAGTTAGAAAAAGAGAATAAAGAACTTAAGGAAAAGATTGAAAGACTAGAGAATAAACCTAAGGGTAAGATAAGGAACGACCCTGATGAGGAGATAGACTTAGAGAACGACCTACCATTTTAATTTAACAGGGAGGAAGATGAGATACTATGAGAGAGGCAATAAGAAGTACTGTTCGGTTACAAGTTTAATAAGTAAACTGTTTCCGTTTAACAAAGAATCTTTTAAGAGATGGTGTGAAGAGAATGGATACAGGCCGAGTGATGTTACCACCCTCTCTTCCTCTATAGGTACTAAGGTATCTAGTTGGATAAATAATAGGGTCAGGGATACAGAGTTCCTTGACCCACCTATAGTAGGTAAGAATGAGGAGGGATTATACAAAGGGGTACAAGACTTTATGGATAAGTATGAGATATTAAAAGCAGAAGAGACTGTGTATTGTGATGAGTACCTATACGCAGGAACTTATGATGGTCTTGTAAAGTATAAGGATAAAGAATACCTGATGGACTGGAAGACCTATGGTGCGTGGAGGGGTAACTATAAGCGTAGTTCAAGTAAGATACGAAAGGTTAAGTACCAGTTGAGTATGTATAGGTACGCTCTACAGAGAGAGTTGCCCCTCGCAGTTGTAGTCTTTCAAGTGGATGGTTCTTATGAGATAGAAGAACTAGATTACACAGATGAGTGGATAGATAAATTATTTAAGGAAGATAAATGCCAAGACCAAGAGCAACTATAGTTCATAATGATGGTACTGAAGAGGTACTAACTGATGACGGTGGTATAATAGAGATACTAGAAAATGGATTCTCAAGTGGGGCAACCTATCCAGATAACCTACCCATTAACATAGGGGGTCTAGACCCTGAGGTTATGCGTAGGCTAGAGGCAGAGGTAGAGGCTATGTGGAGGCGTGATAGTGAGGAGGATTACTATGATGGCTCAGGTCCACCCATACCACCCTTTATGAGGGAGAAGAAAGATGAGTCGTTAAAGATAATAGCAGAGCAGTACGTAGATGAGGATTTAAATTGTATATAAAAGAATATGTTAAAGAAACTAATAAGAAAGATAAACATATTTAGGTGGGCTAGGTTTAAGAGAGAGGCAGTAGTCCTCTTCGCCAACCTAAAGAGAAATGATAAAGCATACAAGCATTTAGATGAGTACATTAGAACAATCGCTTTAATTTATTATATAGTAGGTATGGTAGTGTTTGCTATACTTAGGGAATTATGTGGCGTATTATTCTAATGATGCTGTATGGTATCACCTGGCCTTTCAGTGCCCTAATAGTGTGGTTACTTGGGGAACTAGAGGATAGGGCTGAGAAACACTTGACAAGAAAAGAGAGAGGTGATATAATATAATATGAAAAAAGAACTAGTGAAGTTTGAAGTTAAAGGATTGCCTCCAACATCTAACCACGCCCTTAAACAAGGGAGGGGTGGGAGGAGGTATCCTTCTAAAGAGTATAAGGAGTGGAAGGAAAAGGTGTCTAAATTGAAACCACAGGAGATAGTTGACAGTGAGTGGTATGAGGTTGAGGTTACATATTACTTTCCCCTTTACTATAAGAATGGGAATATAAGGAGGAGAGACCATCGTAACCTTAATAAGTATGCCGATGATGAGTTCTGTAAACTATTAGGAATAGATGATAAGCAAATTAAAACAGGAAGTGACGATAAACAAGACTGTAAAGAGGGAGAAGAAAGAACAGTCTGGACTCTTTGGGCTGTGGGAGAGGGAGTGTGCTAGGTGTGGAAGGAATGACACCTATCCCAACATCCAATTAGAGAGCCACCACGTGGTCAAGAGGAGTACAGGTGGTACGGAGGAGGATACAGTGTGGCTATGTAGTGAGTGTCACAGGTGGGTAGAGAATAACCCAGCCGAGGCAGAGAAGATAGGACTACACAGTGGAATATATAAAATAAACAAGAAGAGATATGATTAAGGCAAAGGAGTTCTCTATTGACGCCAACCTAGAGTGGGAGGAAGAGAAAGAGACTAACGAAACTCTTAATAAAATCTTTGAAATAAAACGTAGGATAGAGGAACGACCAGTTAATGAGTGGGATATGGATAGTCTAGTCGACCACATATTCACACTTGCTAAGATAATGGACAACCTGTCCGACTTAAAAGACTTTGCTATTCTAGTATCTGAGGCTAGTAAAGAGGAGTATGATATGTCGGTAAGGGATAAGTACCTAGAGTTAAAGCAGAGTGGGGAGAAGATGACAGATAAAATGGCAGGGGAATTGGCAGAGAAGGAGTGTGATGAGTTAAAGAAGAAGGAGTTACAGGCTAGGTATGAGAGTAGATTACTAAATGATTTATATAAGGACTGTGAAAGACTTATATCTTTCTCACAGACCAAGGTTAAGTCCTTAGTAGACAACTCTATAAGAGCCAATGTAAGTGGAACGTAATCTAAATTAAAAGACAATAAGTAATATGGAGAAGATAGTGTGGATATGTGCAGAGTGTGGTAAAAAATACGGAAACAAAGAGTGTGGAATATCAACTTGGCATGAGGGTGTGTGTGACATATGTGGAAAGAGGACTTTCGTAACAGAACCTAGGGATTACGGATATATAAACAAAGAAAAATTATTTAAATTAACTAACGGATAATATGTGGACAAAACAAACAATAGCAAAGAAATATATGGAAGGAGTACCAGTAACAGAGATAGCAGAGGAGAATAATGTTACACGTGAGGCTGTGTACCAGAAGCTAAGGGGTATGAAAGCTTGGAAAGGTATGAAGACCCAACACGCTGGTCACAAGGCGTCTCAGAGGATGAGAAGACTACGTGAACACACCGACGATATAGTATCAGGGTGGATAGCAGGTGTTACTATGGCAGATTTAGCCATAGAATTTAAGACAAGTAGAAGTAATATAAGTGATATCATTAAAGATGAGATGGGTAGTACAAGAAGGAACTATGAGAGAGACCTTAAAATAACAGAGGAGTATAGAAACGGTGCTACACAGGTAGAGCTGTCTAAGAAATATGGCATAAGCCAGCCCTGTATAAGCAGAATAGTTAACACCCTCTATGAGGATGGAGAATAATGTATGGGTCATAGCCGACACACATTTCGGACACGGAATGTTAGTAAGGGTCGGCCATAGACCAGAGGGTTTTGAGGAATTAATACTTAATAATCTTAAAGAGTATATTAAAGAAGACGATGTACTAATACACCTAGGGGATGTTGAACTTGGTAGAGTAGAGGACTTGAGCCCCTATGGTCGTGTCCGTATATTAGTTAAGGGTAACCACGACTCAAGAACAGACAATACTTATTATGATATGGGTTTTACCGCTGTGTGTAATGGGTTCTTGTTTGAGAGATTTGGTAAGAGAGTGTGGTTTAGCCATAGACCAGAGGAAATAGGAGAGAACATAGATTATAATATTCACGGGCATACACACGGGAAGGGAGAGCCTGTTTCGGATAAACACATACCCATCTACTATGAGGGAACAGACTATAAACCACACAATCTAAGGGATTTGGTTGAAGGCTAGTAAGGGGTACTCCCCTTTACGAGTTTTTAACTCGAGGCTCTTTACAATACAGGAGGTTTAAAATGAAGTGCGTATTTTGTGGTAATACCAAGGTACTATTCAGAACAACCCAATCACCATTCTTTACGGTTTGTTTAAGATGTGCAATCGAGAACAAATTATACCACCTTAGAAAGGTAGGTGAACACGGTGTCGAAGCGACGCAAGAAGCGAGACAAGAAGGGATGGAAGAAGAGGGTTCACGAACGTTACAACCACCGTTGCCACTTGTGTGGAAGGACAGAGACGAAACATAATCGTCTTGAAGTACACCATATACTAAACAAGTGCCGAGGTGGTACTAACTCACCAGAGAATACTGTATTATTGTGTGCTGAATGCCACAGAGAACACCATCAAATGTATGGAAACGATACAGTACCAATCTGAAGAAGAGCCTAAGAGAGGGGCACACATAGGCTTAGTCCTGTTCCCCTCTCTTGAAAACTTTTCGGTCTTTGAATTCAGCCTGCTTGCCGTTATTCCACTGGCGTAATGGTCGGATGAATCCAACAACTCTCGCTACGAGTACACCTCACAACGCTGTCTCTTGACAGGTGCGGGTGTACATTGAGGTTCCTTAGTTCTCATATTTTTCTTTTAGTTCGTGGTATCTATTTAATCTGTCAGATACCTGTCTACGAGAGATACCCTGCTCGTCAGCTATCTGTTGTAGAGTCATACCTCCTTTTCTAAGAAGGAATGTCTCCCTAAAGAGTGGGAAGAAGTGTTCCTCTCTACTCTCCTGTGCCTTTTCAATTGTCTTTCTCCACTTATCACTAGTTTCTACTGTTAATCCCTTATTCCATATAGGTCTGTCCTTAGGGTGTATATTATTATGTGCTGTATGGGTCATAAGAGCAAGATTTTCTATGTCATCATTTGTTGGGTCTCCATCTATGTGATGAACCACAAAGCCTTTTGGAATTTTATTAATCTTTAACTCTTCACAGAACTTTCTTTGATACCTGTGCATATGGGAGCCCTTATACTGTACCCTCTTTCTTTTTGTGGAGCCGTTTGTCCTAACAAACTGCCCCTTCTTATTTCTTTTACTCATTTGTATATAATATGAATTTAATACATAGAGTATACCACACACTATAGGTTCTTGTCAAGACCCACGACTATATACCTCACATTTTTGTCGAGTTACCATACTTATATTGAATTAATTTAATCTATTAAACACCTGCTCTAAACTCATATCAACATCAACAGCCTTAGTGTTAGGGTCTAGCGTTATAAACACAGCACCTAACTGGTCATCTTTAAATGGGTCATACCCCTTATCAGCACCATATCCATCGTGTCCTTTAAATGAACCAACGTTAATATAGTGTTGTTGTATCCTCTCATTTTGTACATTAATATACTGTGTGTGGTAACTCTTCTTATGAGTGTGACCACTTACATATATATCTAACCCCTGATTACCAAAGCGTGCCTCCCTCATCTGAGGGTGGTTATCGTTATACATACTATGGCCTGGAAATCTATGACTACCCTCTAGGTTATACATAACCTTGGGAAAGTTTATCTGCAAGATACCCTTACCCTCAAAGTAGGGCGTACCGTATTTTTCTATCCACTTATAATACAACGGACTTACTGTTGTTTTCTCCGACCACCTTTCATGATTGCCTTTGAATGCACCAACTATCTCTCCGTCTATTGCATCTAGTGCTGACTGCATGTAATGTAGCTGTTCATTATGGTTTAACATATCCCCTTGGAGTGCTTGGTTCCAAAAGAATGCGTCTATTAAATCCCCCATAAGTACAGCCTTAACCTGTGGGTCATTCTTTATAAGCTCTATAGTCTCTCCGAACAACTCATAGTCACAGTTGTCTGCACCTGCGTGCACATCCCCTAATAATGCCAGAGTTACTGGCTCCTTTCCATTGAAATTAATTCTTTGAACCTCAGGTATCCCCTGTAGGTCCTCTCTACTCTCCTTCCTCCTAAGTACCTCTCCCTGCCACTCTTCAAAACTTCTCCTTCTTATTTCTTCTAGGTCTGACTGACCCTCCCACTGAAACGTTCCACTCCTTATTGCTTCTAATTTAACCTCTCTATCACTTTTGAAACTAGATTCGTCTGGACCAGTATATAATCCTTTCTCTGGCATAAGTGTATTTCTTTAAGTTATTTATTCTCCGTTGTGACCCTTAACATACTCAGCAATACCGTAGATTGTGGTATTAATAACTAAGTATACCATTAGGGTTGCCCAGTATGGTAACTGTATCTCCGCAACGATGTCAACGACACCTGTTAGGAAGAATGTGGCAGTACCTGAAAGTACTATCCACTTTAAAGCCTTAAGGACTTTAGCCCCTGCAAAATCCAGCCTCTCTTGTCTGGTTATTTCTGTCATACCTTTGATAAAATAAATTTAAGTAACATAACAATAACAAATACTAATAAGTTGACATACGATATTATGTTTAATATTCTATCCACCCTCTTTTGTTCCTTTCTTAATATTGTACCTACACTATCAAAAGTTTTAATAATAAGGTTACTAATAATTTAAGCCTACTTTATAGAACGTGTTATACGTCTCCATATTTCAGCAAATATCTCACCTGTCGTAGCACTGGCTAGTGTGCCGTGCATCAACAGCTCATTCTTCTCTGCTTCAAACCTGTCTCTCTCATCCTTAACCCTATCATACGCTATCTCAATCTCCTGTAATTCCTTCTCCCTCTCCTCTAGGTTAGCCTCCAATAATTCCACCCTCTCAAGTGCCAGCCTAGTACCCTCCTCTGAGGCTCTTAGCGCCATTCTAAGGGGTGTGATTTCCTCTTCTAGTATCTTTATACCTTGCTCTAATTCCTGTATCCTTTGTTCTTGCTTAGAACAGTCGGAAACTGTAACATCCTTTCCATTTATGTCGGTAACTTTTCTACTTGTTTCTTTACTCCAATTCTCTGCCATCCAACCACCCCATCCACAGCCTGCGTATAAGTTCCAGATAAAATCACCATCCTTCACTCCATCTGTGAGTGCTAAGGCTACTGCTTTCTTATTCTCTGGTAATTGTAAGACCAAACCTCCGTTAGGTTTGTCCCTAACATTTAATTTGTCTGAGTTAGTGAACTCATAGTTTTTTCCTTTACTTACTTTTCCCATAATATTATTAGTATAACTTAAATCCTTAAACTTACTCCAGTCTAGGGTTCCGTCTCCCTTAAACCAGCTTCTTTTAATATCACTATACTTAGTTCTAAAGGGGATTACTCTATCAAAGTAATTCATTATAAAGTGCTCCCCTTTAGGTGTAAGTCCTAGGTGTAGGTGCTCTGGGTACCCACCGTTCTTACTTTTAGGTGCTATCTCACATATCCTTTGTCCTTTCTTAACCCTTGTTCCTATCTTCAACCAGTTGTATACGTGTACATACCATATAGTTATGTCAGAATTGTCTGGCTTTAATGCACACCAACTCCCACTACCTGTACTAGCTTTAATAATCTGTCCGTCTGCTATTGCGTATACTGGTAGGTTGGCTTGGTATGTAGCACCATAACAATCTATCGCTGTATTAGCGCTACCGTGATAGGTCTGTGTTATAAAAACTCTATTTCCTTTTCCAAAAGGGTTCCCTAATTTAGCCATGTATTATTTTAACACAAATTAAATCTGATGTCAATGTCCTGTAATTATTCCCAAGGCGTTCTTATTCCAGTTATGGTATGCCAGGTATTCATATACTTTCTATAATCCTCGGGGGACATATCGGGAGTATACAGGCGCAGAGCCTCATCTGACATCCCCTTGTTTTTTAACATTCCAAATCTATTCATAGCACGCTCCACCTCAAAGTCTGCCATTTCTTGAATAGACTCTGGGTCATAACTTAGTGAGGGGTTCTTACCATTATATCCCATATTCCAAACATTTGTTTTTCTTGGTTGCCACCCAGCATCATAGCCACCATGTGATTCCAGGTGCGTCATACTAAGCATTGTTTCTAAAAATGCTAATTTATTGTTATTTGAGAGGTCTGGTGCTTGTTGATTTATTTCGTTCCATAACACTTGTATATATTCTGGGTTAAGTGGGCTCTCAAATGTACCTGCTCCGTTCGAGTTATATCTATATTTATTATAAAAATCCATTACATTTTCAGGGGCACCCTCCGCAAATGGGGCTGGTGTCCACTCATTTCCTATTGTCTTTGTATAATAATCTGGGTATGATTTATGTCTTTTCTTTGGGCTTTCGTACCAGGCAGGTAGTGCTGGTGAGGGGTTTCCAGGAACTTGGTATCCATTAACCGTCTGCGTACCAAAGTTCTTCATTAAGTCTAATAGGGTCATTCAATTAGGATTAGTGATTTTAAATGGCTCTGATTCTATAGTGTACTTTACTGTTTTAATAGGGTTCACGTGATAAATAATAGTGTTCTCATACCTATATTCCCCTTCAGGAACATTAGGTGTCAATGTACTGGTACTTATAAAATCACTACACCCTTCCTCAAAACTTGAGGTTGTCTCTGGGTAGGAATATATTACGGTATCCTTAACATATCTTAAAACCGTAGCCTCTAAGTCGCCCTCTTTACAGAAGGACAACCTGTATGACAGGGGTTCTCCTACCACATATTCATCCTTCACCATTTCAATACGTTCTATGTTATACTCTATAATATTATAGTCCCTTAAGTGCCAATATAATACCAAAGCTAATAGCCCAGTGACTACAACAACCAAAAAGTTAAGCGCCCAGCTATTAAACTTATTATTATATCTGTCTTCACACATTCTATCCGCCTCCATTTCTAATGACCAAATATATTACTGCAGTCATGACAGCACTAAGTACTATCCATACCGCCTTTGAGAGGTTACCCTGTATCTCTTTAATATCTTTACAGTTCTGTTCCACTACGGTCCTTAAGTTTATAGAACCCTCTTTAGTTTGATAACTCTCCCTCACCGTAACCTTTAACTCGGCCACTTCTTTCTCTATATTTCTCACTGTAGCCATTAATGTGGCAAGTTCTGATTCGTTCATAATATGTTGTGTTACTTTAATAATTCCTCCCTCAGGCCCTTAGGTATATAGAAACTTTTGTATACATCCGCAATACCCTTGCGTTGGAGGAGCTTATAAAGTTCATCATACTTACCCCTCTCTTCCATCTCGAGAGCATCCTCTATATTTTGCTTATATATTTTAGCAGGAAATTGGCTTCTTGTCAAGTCTCTAATCTTATCCCAAGACTCCTCCTGGTTGAGTGCAGCACCTGTTCTTCCTATTGAAGTAAAGAGATTTGATATTCCAGGTAGTCCCTCAAATATATATCTCCTCTCTGGGCTGACCATCCTCTTTGTATACTCCTGCCCTGCCTTACCAGTCTCAAACTCCTTATACCCTAGTAGGTCTTTCATCCACTGTGGGTAGTCTCTATACCTACCACCCGAAGTCATCTCCATAAGCTCCTGTCCAGTAAATAGGTCCTTACCAGTCATTGCTTCTACCCCCATAGTAGGTGCTGGTCCGAGTAGGTTACCCCACTGGCTTGGCATAAAGTCGCTGAGTGCCTCAAAGCTGGGTCGTAATCCGCCGAACACCTTGAGTTCCCCCTCTGGTGTCTTACCAAATGGTACTGTAAACTGTTCTTTCATATAGTCAGGCATAGCCTCCCACTCTTCTCCATACAAACTCTGTGACCCACTCTGTAATCCTTCAATTACATTAGAGAATCTTGCCAACTTCTCTGGGTTGTCCTTTAATGTTTGTAAATAAAAGAGTAAGTTGTTCTTAGCAAACCCATAGAAAGGTATTATTCTCTTGAACACCTGTTGCTCTGCTTTAGTTAATTCATTATAGTTAAACAGTACCCTCTTAACTGCTTCAACACCTTCACTTACACTACCAGTCTTCTCAAAGGTGTCTAGATAGTGTGCTATTCTAGAGGCTTGTTCTCTCTTAGGTAGTTTACCATCCAAGGTTAGTATCTTCTCATACCAATCGGGTCTCTTACCCACACTCACACCAGTTAGCTCACCAAGTATCTCATCAACGCCCTTACCCATCTGTGAGGTACTCTGTGTTACGTCTGCGTATACTCCGTTCTCTATCATATCCCTCCAGAGCTTCTCTGCTCCATTCTCCACATCCATACCCATTCTCTTATAGAATTGGTCTACCCTACTAGAATCAAACACCCTGTTTGCCTCCTCAAAGCCTACCTTCTCTGCTAACTCCTCATACTTAAACAGGTCATCCGCTATTGAGTAGTGCTCTGGTAACCTGGCTACGTTGTGTCCGTCCAACACCATTCTAATATTGTCGTCAATAGCATTCCTTGCGTGATAGCCTACTACGTTAGGACCTTCACCAGTAACCCACCTCTTCCAATAAGACTGTGCCTTATCAAACTGTGTCATTATAGTCTCCAGCCCCTCATCCTTAGTGAACTTGGCAACGTAATCTTCTGCTATCTTGGCGGTCTTACTGTCTGTATACATTTTGCCAAAGTCTGACCCTGGTATAGTGACTGGTGTTGTTTGTAACCCTTGTGGCTTGTCTAAAAATAGCGGTGCACCGTTAGGCCTCTCTAGCTTCATCATATCATTGACCGCCCTGGCTGCCAACATCTGTTCGTCCTGTCGTATAGTCTGCTTAAAGATATCTTCTATTGGCTCATCCGAGTAAACTAAACCTGCGGCCTTAGCAGCCTCAAAAGTAGGGAATATTCTATCCTTACCAGCCCCACCCCCTGCTATTGCCTCGCCAAATTCCCCAAGACTATATTTTTTAAACAGTCCTGTTGCATCCTCTCCCAGTACCTTTCTCAACACCTCAACTGGAACCTTACCATCCTTCTGAAGTTCTTTAACTATTCTCTTATCATTTAAAACCTTCTCTATTCCCTCCTTACCCAGTTCTTTACGCAGATATTTTTTAAAAAATCTCTCCCTTACCTCAGATGGTGCCCTATGTAGATACCCCTGTTCTCTTGGGTCTATAACGGGTAGCCCGAGCTTCTGTAACTGTCCTGTTTTTCCAGCCTGGAACTCAGTGTAGTCCTCCAAGAATTTCCTGACGCTGTCTGGCACATCCTCTGGTAAAGACATCTGAATACCTTTCTTACCTGTAAGATTTCCAATATACTTTTCAAAGTTTCCTTCATAGCCACCCTTTTCTGATAACAACTTAGTTATAATGTCCTGCTGTGTAGGGCTTAGTGTCTTCATTATTTCATCTATAGGAGCCTGCTCTATATCAGCCTTCTTAGCTAGGTCCTCCAGTCCAAGGGCATCTAGTGATTCAAAGGATAGCTGTCCACCCCTCGTTCTTATTTCGTCCATAAGCTCTGCTGGTCTACTTAGTATTATGTCATCAAACGTCATCTGGTCTGGTCTACCACGTGAGATAGCAAACGGTCCTTCTGGGAATATGTCGTCTAGTGTTGTAGTTGGGTAGTCTCCCATAAATTGCTCAAGGGCAGGAATGATTTCGTCCTTCCTCTTAAGTAATTCCTGGGCCTCCTCACCCTGTTCAAATGCTACAAGGCTCTTCTCAATAAGCTCGTTGAGTTCACCCCTATATTCCTTAGGTATATTCTTATAAGAGTTTATTATCCCAGCCTCTTGTAACTGACCAGCTGCGGTCTTCATAACAGAACCCTTCTTCCTATTGTATTGTTCCATTACATCCGCTAACCCTGCTACTCCACTCTCCTCTGCTAACTTCTTAGGATTGAACATTTCTAACATAGCATTCCTAGCTTTTGGTGCATACTTAGCCGCTCCCTTATCCATTAATCCTAGTGAAGAACTCAATGGGTCTACCACCCACTTAGCCGCCTTCACTGCCTTAGGAGATTCTGTTACCGTCTGACCGAGGAACTTAAGTGCACCCTTTTTAGCGGTATCCTTACCTACCTGTGAAAGGACTCCCTTATAAAACTGGTCTGCCGTCTCCTGACCTAGCGTGTTAAGCACTGCCTTAGTTGCATCATCTATGGTGCCACCTTTAGAGGCAATAGCCTTAATTACATCGTCTGAAACTCCTCCACCTGTTACCCCTCTTAATACATCATCGACCACCCCTGGTTTAAGGGCTGTTGCCCCAAAACTGGCGTATGTTAATGGGTCTGTTACCAACCCTGCTGCTATATCAACACCCATTCTACCCCAAGGACTGGCTCCTAGTCCACTATACTTCCAGGCTGGGTTGGTTTTATCCAACAGCTCCGACATACCCTCTAGGTTTTCATAAGACTTACCCGTAACTAGGGTACCAAAACCCTGTAATACATTCTTACCATAGTTCTTTAAGATATTCAATATATTAGTGTTTTTATCTTCAAACTTTGCATCATAGTATGCATCTATAGCAGAACCTACCCCTGTTAAGGGGGCTAATATGCGGTTAAACACACCAACCTTGGGCTGGCTTTGCTTACCATACTGAAGTAATAACTTTTCTAATAGCTCGTCGTTTGTGG